CTGGGCGCGATTCCTACGGCACCCGCGGATAATCAACAGTTTTCATTGCACGTGCGAGTTGGCCGGATCACAAAGGTCGACGCCACCAGTGGTGCATATGTTTTGTCTCCTGCTGGAGCGAATAACGCACCCCTTACGGGTACCGTAAAGGGTGGTGGTGATACGACTATCACAGTCACGGGATTCACCGCTGAGCTTGATGGGGCGCCTGTGATTGCTTGTAACATGGGTGATTCGGCTGCTAGTGTAGATGCCTCGATTGAGCGCGCAGTGATTGCTTCGGGCACGCTTACAATCACCGCTAACGGTAATTTGGATTCCAGTGACGAAGTAACGTACAGCATCTTCGCCTAAGCAGCGTAGACAAAGAAAAGCCCCCGATAGCTTAGGCCGTCGGGGGTTTTTTATTTAGCTGCGAAGAAGAAGTTCGTGCTCTGTCATCGCTGTCTTACGCAGCGCGTCCATCATCTCTTCGAACGATCGTGGGTCTCCACCCTCTGTACCTGATGCGGTATCAGGGCCCATGTTCATGAGCTTGATGCCTTCTGGTACTGGCTCTGGCTCAGGCGCTGGTGGCTCTGGCTCGGGCTCTGGAGGTGGCGCTGGTGGTGGGTAAATTGCCCGCACCATCTTGATCGCGTCTTCTGGTGTGAAGTTAGCCCGTGCGAGTTCGCAGAACTTATCGAACGCGTCGTCGTTGTCGTAGACGTCCTTGGCTTCGGTGGTCAGCCAGTTCTCGAGTTGGTCGACCTGGACCTCTACTTGATTGTTTTGGAAGGTCTCGAGTTGCTGGTGCACCTCTTGATACTGGCGCATAGCCGTATCTCTTTCCTTGGCTGCGTTCTCAAGCTCAGCCCCGTGAGCGCGCATAGCTTTCTCGTGTGCAGTCTCTGCTTCCTTGCGGAGCGCGTTCAGCGCAGCGCGGTGAGCGACCTTGAGTTCGTCGATCTCCTTCTGCTTCTGCACCATGGGATCGATGTCCCCGTGCAGCCATCGCTGAACCTTGACCTCTTGCTCGCGAACTTCCTTCATCAACTCTTCAGCGTCGCGGCGTTGTTTAGCCAGGTCTTGATACTTGTTCGTGTATCCACGCTGCCAGTTCTGATACTTACCCTCGATACCGTCAAGCAAAGCGGTTCTCATCTCGGGTTCGAGATTCTGCATCCACTCTGCGCTGCGAAGACTATCGAACTCGCCGTTCCAGTCGAATACGGCTGGCGCCTCTTCAATGGGTTCGGGCTCCGCCTCAACCGGAGCGGTCTCTACTGCTTCGACAGGCTCGGCTGCTTCGACAGGCTCGGCCGCCTCGACAGGCTCGGATGCTTCGGCGGTAGCTTCAGTATCGGTGGTTTCTACAGTTTCGTTATCTTCGTTGAACATGGACCTACATTCCCCCTTGTGGTTCCATCGCGGGTGGCGTGGCAGGAGGCATTCCCGGTGCCGCCGCTTCTGGTGCTGGCATTGCCTCTTCAGGCTTTGCCTCATCGCCTCGTGCCGCAATCATCTCAAGCTGCATGAGAACATCGAAATCACTGGCGATCATATCAGCCAGTTCCTTAGGGCTCTTGCCCTCAGTCTTAGCGAGTTGCTGTGCCGCATCGAAAAGCATCTTTGCTCGCTCGGCAGTGATCCCCAGAGTTTCTTCGAGAGGCTTGAGGTCCTCACCACCTTCATCAGCAGCCTCTTCTTTATCGGCGGCCTCTTCTTCCTCTGGAGCCATTCCGCGTCGATTCATCTCTTCGTCGATACGCTGCATCAATTCTTGAGCGCGAGCGTCCTGGTCAGAACCACCTGCTGGCATTTCCTTCGGTTGCTCGGGCATCGCCTCGGGCTGATCTTGTTCAGGCATTTTCTTGCCTGCTTGGGGGTCCATAGCCATGAGTTCTCCTGGGGTAAAAATATTTACCAGTGTGGTTTAACTAATCTAAGTGATTTGTCTCAGACATTTCAACTTGAATGTCTATTAGCTCAAATGTAGCCGGTGCACCGATGGCGCGAATGAACTTGTTGGGTAGTGTCCGCTTTTCGCCCGTTTCTCGATCTTGATAGATCACGCCGTCGCGGACAGAGTCAGGGACCATGGCTCGCAAAGATCGCTTGTTGTCGTCTGCTTTACGTTTAGCCTGTTCTACGAGAATCGGATCAGACAGCAAGTTTCGTCGTGATGGATCTGGCATTACTTCGTCTCCGGTGCTGGGGGCTTCTTCGGTCCGAGCGGGGTACCTTCAGCCTTCATAGCCTTAGCGTACGTAGACACTTCCTTTAGTGTTTGATCATCGCAGTTGCGAGCTTTCTTCCGCTTCCAGCTATTGTGGCGGATAGTCTCGAGACGGTCGGCCTTTTGTGCGGGCGTCTCCTCTTGGATGTTGACTCGCTTGCCTGGGAACTTTGCCTCGATGGTCTTGATGCATCGATCGTAGTCTTCCTTGGTTTCGGCGACTCCGAGAACTCCGAAGTCTACGGCTGCGAATGATCCAGGGCCTTGACCATGTATGGCGTAGCGGAGTCCGCGGAAGCTCATCTTACGTTCGCTGCCGCACTCAGGGCACGGGTCTGGTCCGTCCGCTCTGCGGTAGATCGCCTCTTCCTCGAAGAAGTCGCAACCCGTGCACTCAACGTTGTTCATTATCAGACTCATGAGCCATCCCTCAGAAATTCAGCGATTTGCGCTTCCATGTGTTGAAAAGTCCTATAGTGTTCCGGGCTTATCCCAGGTATCGGCTCCCTAAACGTGCCCATGCCGGGCCTATCTTGCCCTCTAAGAACACGATCTCCTTCGTGTGGAACGAGGAACGTCTCGCCTCCTTGGTAGACATTTTCGTCGTACTTTTGGCCGTCGATCGTCACTTCTTTCGAAGAGCGAGGTGTCTTTCCGTCGAACTCCTCGTCAAACTGTTTTCTGGCCGCATCCTCGGCGGCGGCGGCGCGAGCCTCATCGTTCAGGTGACCCGGCAGATGCTGAGCATAGATCTCTGTATTGGTTTCGCCTGCGGTCGGACCTTGCGGCCTCGTGGGTCCTGTTGTTCCGCCACCGCCGATGCTTCGCCGCAACTGCCGTCGCTTGCGCGCATCCTCTCGTGCTTTCTTGTCTCTTGCGATCCGAGCACTCTTTATTCCCCGCTTTGTGTAGAGCAGATCTTGCGCCATCGCAGGAGCGTCGTAGTCCTCATCGATATCTAGATCTTCGTCACCAAAACCGCCTCGAGGGACGGCTCCCATGCCCTCTTCTTCCAGATCCTTGTCCATGTCGATGTCCGTACCGACTGAGGGGCTTAGTGGCATAGGCTTATCGAAACTGAAGACACCTGCCTTCTCAGCCTGTTTCAGCTTCAGTTCCTTGCGCTTCTTCTCGACATCGGAGTCGCCCGCCTGCGGTACAGACTTACGTTTCCCCTCCATCAATTCATCGTACCTGCTCATCGCTTCTTGCCTTTGTGTAGCCCGTGACTGGCGAACTGTTTGCCCTTTCTCGTGGCCTCTCGCTTCTTCTTATTGGCTGCCGACAACTTCTTTCGACCAGCACGAGATTTCTTTAGGGCATCGATGGTTTTCTTTGGTGCGTAGACCTCGCCTGTTTCGCTGCTCTTCTTACCCGAGGCGGTTGTCCACTTCTGTTTCGTCCACCGGTCCAAGGACTTTTGCGATTTAGTCTTGGCGCTCATTATTTATATCCGCCACCAGCGGCCTTGTATTTCTTGGCGAGCATCTGAGCCTTCCGGGCTGACCACTGACCAGGTCGCCCACCCTTGCTGCCAGCTTTGATCGCCTCAAACAAACGTTTACGCTTACCCGGCTGAGTATAGTTGCCTGCTTCGTTGACTCTGCTCTTAGATTTCTTAGCCATTAGTTTTCTGCCCTTCCAGCCCAGACGACGCAAACTCTCTGGGATGCGCATTTAAAATCGAGGGCAGAGCAGTATCCGAGTTCGCCTGCATCGATGGCTTGCTCTGGATCACCTTCGTCGCCGATGCCCATCTCAATGCATTGCTTCATGGTGTCTGACGTATCGAAGAAGCTGCAATTGCCGCATCGCATCGTCATCACGTTTTCGATTGTGTCGTTGAACTTGTCAGCCAACTTCTGCCAGAACTCCTGATTGCCTCCCTCTGCATCGAGAGCGGGGTTTGCTGGGCCGTACATTTTGGTGTCCAGCGCATCCTGTCGATTCTGAAGATTGACTTCGAGGTCCTGCGTAGCAATGGGGCAAGACTCTGACATCTCGGCATCCCGCTTCATCTCCCCCATCATTTCGTCGTAGGTAGCCATTACCACTTCACCTTATCCGCCCAGTAGGCTGCGCTGAGTTTACCCTTGGCGATGTTCTTTCGGTGACGTGACTTGAAGCTCTTACGCTTCTTCCTCATGCGGTCAGACTCACCGGACTTAGGTTTGCCCGCCGTTTTTGCGCCCTGTTCACCGAAGCGTATCAGCTTGAGTTGGGCTCCTTCTTGAGCGAGTACGATATGGCTTTTCTTCGGGTGATCGGGTGTTCGCTTCGATTGGTTGACACCTTTCAACCGGTGCTTCTTTAGAAGCGTTGCTTTACGTAGCTTGTCTCGCTTCGAGAGGGCCATGATTACTCCTAAGCTTGTCCACGGATCGGTGCACCGCCGCCGCCAACCAACGATTCTTCAGCAGGTTGTTGGCCTTCCGGTACTTGGACGCCTGCCTGAGCGAGTGCTGCGGCTGCATCATCGGGATCCATCGCCATCAACTCTTGCTCTAGTTGCTGTTGAGCCTGCAAGGCTGGTTCGCCTGCCGCCGCTCCTCCCAGCTTGGCTTGCTGCTCGGCCTGCATCATCATCTGTTGCTGAGCCATAGCCTCTTCCTTAGCTGCCAAGATGTCTTCCTCGGGTATGAGGATTCTACTCGGCAGACCCAGATTAGTGAGGATCTCTTCGGTAAGGCGTCGAACGTTTACGTTTTCGTTCTGCGACAGGAACGGTAGCATTTGAATCAGCGTTTCGGCCATCATGCCGGGGTTACGTCGGATCGGGTTGTAGCTAACAATCTCGAAGTCGACCTCGACATCGACAAGATCCTTATGACTGAGTTCGGCCCACTTAGTAGATCCGGAAACTCTGATCATTCTGTTGGTCTTCATATACTTCTTGCACAGGTAGAAGACCTTCTTCGCGACATCCTCGATGGCGTCATTCAGATGTCCCTCGCGCGTAGCAAGCCGAGTACGAAGCTGAGCGTCGATAATGGCCATCTCTGTAGCAGTCCGCGCACCGGCAACCTGTCCACGAGCAGCCTCGGCCAGAGCAGAGATAAACGCAGCGTCTTCCTCTTGTCTTGCGATGAACTCCTTTACGCCCGATGGACTATCCGGGATCGGCATCTCGTAGAACAAGGTGGCGAGACTGCGGAGGGCTTCACTGTTGGATGGGTTGATTCCGACAAACGACCCTGCTGAAGAGTCCACTGCTTTGTTCAGGTCCTCCTCGGTGACTCGTCCGGAGTCATACATGACGCGGGGCACCTGGAGGTACGTGATCTGCTTCATGTGTGTCAGCAGGTCGTTGATCGTCTCCTGCTGCTTGAGAACGAGTTGTACCTCACTGAGCCCCAGACAGTCGATGCCTGATTGATTCAGTGAGAACATTGAGTACGGGATGTAGTCGATCTTGTCTTCGAATACGACAGCATCAGCTTGCTTGATGTAGTGCTGCATGATCCCGCGTTCACGGTCGTAGTACTCGTATACCGTCACCCATTGAAACGCGTCACGAACGCTATCCGTCGACGCCTTCTGATTTTCGTCGAGGAGCCACTTGGGGTATCGATCGGGTGTGACTTCTTTGACGAGATCAGCTTTGTACTGACCTGACTTAACTCGAGCTTTGAACTCGTCATACGAGATGACGGTAGCCTCAATCCAGTATCTGATATCGTCGGAGTCGCGGACGGTCAGGTCAAAGAAGACGCTGGATGGGTTGATCGCCCGGATTATTGGTACATCCTTTTTAGCATCCCACCCAGTCTTAAATACACCTCGCTTACACAGAACAGCATCAATCAGCGTAGTCGCCGCTTTTCGCCTGAACTTGTTGGCATCGAAGACATAATCGACGAGACCCGTCACAACGGGTGCTGCGTCCTGTGATCTTGGTGTCCGGGCAATGGCACCCACGGATGGGTTGGGTCCAAGCAGTGCGCTGACCGCCGTATCTGCAATCGCGTAGATAATATTCTTGGAACACAGATACGTGTGCGAGGAACTACCCCCGATATC